GCTTCCGCTGCCGCCTGTAGTTCGTCGCATAAGTTTGCGCCTCGCATGGATTGCACCAATAAGGAAAACCAAGCCGCAGAAAATCACCAGCGCCGCGGCATCGCTCACCGCATCGATTCCAGCCGCGTAACCTCGCGGGCCGCGTACCACGCGGCTTTGCGAATGTCGAGGATGGCGGCATCGCGCGCGGCCTGCCCGTCGCTAACCTTATGCCCCTGCCGCCAACAATATTTCACCACGTTCGCGAGGTTCGCCGGCAGCCATTCGACAACTTGGATAGCCTCAATCGCGCGGCCGCATAAGCAACGCGCGGGCAGCGCCGCGTAGTGCGGCGGATGGTTGACGGGATCGGCTGATTTCGGCGCCCGCCCACTCGCCGCCTTCGCGTTTTTATCCGCGCGCGAAACGTCTAGTCGCCCGTCATCCTCCGCGTGGAATCGTGGCGGTTGTGGCAACTCGCCCGCGGGGGAATCCGTTTTCGTTTCGGCGGCTACGGCCGCAGCGTCGAGGCTCGCGTTAACGTCGCGGAGCGCTAGCGCCATTTTGTGGAGCGTGTCGTTTTGCGTTGTGAGGCGCGTAATCTCGCGCATGGACGCGGCCAGCACTGACCGCAGCGATTCGATTTCCGCCGCGGCGGCATCCATCAAATCCGATGCCGGTTCCGCGTGCGCGGTATGCGTCCAGCGGCGAAGCCGCGAAACGATATCGGTTTCATTTGCCATCGGCTGGCCTTTCATATTGGGAAACGTTCGTTTTTCGTCGGTTTTGGGATACGTTCGCGGCTTATGTCGCTGGCGGCGCCCCTAGCCGCTGCGCTATAGGAAATACACGGGTCTAGTTATCCATTAGTTCTCACTTCAGTTGTTGCAAACGCCGCAACAACTGCGACAGCACCGTTGCGTAGGGGTGGGGCCGAAAGCCTCCTCTCCAATACCGAATGCTTCTCTCAATCGCCTCCCGCTCCTCGTCGGTGAGCCGCGCCTTCGCCAACTCATCGCACCACAACGCCGTCTTGCTGCGGCACTCTCGGAGCCGCTTCACAACCGACACCGCGTCTGCCTCGCGAATGTCGCCCGACTCAATCCGCCGCATGGCGGCCTCTAAGCCGAACACCCCGTGAGAACCAGCGGATGCAGGAGACATCGCTGCCGAGTCCTGCGGTGTCGTTTCGTCACTCATGCGATGCTCCTGATCCTGCGTGTTCTGTTGCATTTTCACCGATAAAATAAGTTTCACTACAGAGTGCAACAGTGAAAATCACTTCTTCCGCTCCAGCAGGTTGCGCAGGGTGGCCGCGTGCGGCGAAATCGGTGCGCCATCGTATGGATCGTCAAGAAGCGACTTGATGGCTGCCGCCACCGCCTCCCGCTCCTCGTCGGTGAGCGTGGCATCCATATCAACCGTAACGTTGCCGCCTTGCACCGATAACGTGCCGTCTTGATCCGCAAGGCGGCGAATAGCCTCGCGTAGCCGTTCGCACTCATCGACAAGCCGCGCGATCAAGCAAGGAATATGGCGACGGTGGCAACCATCGCTATGCGTCGTTTCGCGCGCGCCATACCGCGCCAGCCATTCGCGGGCATCGGCCACGATATCGGCGCCGGGCTTCGTTTCATCGCTCATCGGCTGCGGCCCTCCACGCTTCTTTCGAATCGAACAAATCCGGCGCGGCATCGCCGGCCGCGCTGACCTCAACCACGCCGGGGTAGTGCCGAAGGATTGCGCGGGCTTCCTCGCGCATTGCGCCCGTCAGCACTTGCGGCGCTACGAGCCGGCAGAGCAAGCGCCGGGCGCGAATCACCGCGCGGGTTCGTTCCTCTGGTAGCGTCATGCGCTTCGGATTTGCTCCGCGAGTTTCCTTTTCGTCAGTTCAAACGCCGCGCGGTCTGCGCCTTCCCATTCTCGCGGCGGCGGCTTGTCATCCGGCCGCCCTATGGCGGCGCCGCGCTGCGGCTTCGGCGGAACGCGATCATACGCGCCCGCCAGCACAGAATCCGCGAAGCCATCGGCGCAGAACTGCGGAAGCCCTACGGGGGTTTTGAAATACCGGCAGCCGGCCAGCCGCGGGATTGCCTCTAGCGCCGTCCGTAGCCATTCCTCGCCAGCGGCCCCCACAAGCCGCCTAGCGGCTTGTTTCGGCGCCCGGTTGCTTCGCCACGGTTCCCCGGCGCCAGCCCGCCACGCCTCACGCAAGGCCGTCCAGCGGGCATCGGCTGCCGCGGGCGGCTCTGGCTCTGGCTCCGGTTGCGAAGCCTCACGCGCGGTGGTGGTGGAACCACTCGTCTCGTCTCCTCTATCTCCTCTATTTGGTGTCGCAGGGCCGTTACGGTGCGTAACGGTCGCGTAACGGTCATGCGTTACGGTAGCGTTACTATGGGTTTCTTCGGGGATTTCGTCGCCTTTTGCCCGGTAGGCAGCCTGCCGGCGGGCATTTAACAGCCTAGCCTTCGCTGCTTTACTAAACCGCTCATCCCACCCCGGTAGCCTAGCCTGTTCGGTTTCATCTTCGAACGTAATCCAGCCCACGGCCTCTACGGCGCGCCACCATGCGGCATCGCCACCGCAGACCATCGATAGAAGTTCGGGGGTAATCGACGCGGTTCCATCCTCGCTATTCAGCGAGAACCAACCCCACAACTTAAACAGCCGGTAGACCGCCGTTTCGACTGATACGCCGGTTCGCGTAACGAGCCGCAACACTTCCGGTTTACTTTCGATCGCAAGATCGATCGCCACCCATTCGCCGGCCATGCTTCCTACCTCCTATCGTTTCAGTTCAAAAAACCATTCCGCATCCAAAACCCAAGAATCAACCGCGTTACCGCTGCCGTCGTTCGATCGCTGTTCGTAGGTATGCCGCTTGGCAAGCCCGTGGCGTATCGCGCGTTGGATATCTGCCAGCGGCGCTACGCGGATCGTCTGGTAGTCGCCGTAATCGATATCGATAACCAACACGATGAGCGGCCAGCGCTCCGCGTAGCGGTCAACGTCTTTCGCGTTGATCGTGAACGCGGTTCGCGAGGGGATGCCGTAGAGCGCATCCGAAGCGTGGAACCGCGTGCGCCGTGTTTTCAGATCGCACGGGGATACGAAGTATGCGTCGAATAGATACCGCAACTCCGCTTTCGCAGGGTTCGAAAAGACAGAGCATCCGGAAGCAAACACCGGGCCTAGGAACGCAACCTCCGCGCGCTCCCCGAGTTTGCACCACGCGGCCTTATCGTCGTTTCGCGGTCTGGCATCCATGCCATTACCCCCGTTGCCGAATCCATTCGCGTTTGAACTGTTCCCACGGCACGGTAGCCCCGGCCGCCATCCACGCTATTAGCGCCTGTTCGATTAGCGGGTCGCTGTTTTTTTCCTGCGATTGGCGCCGGGCGGCGAGCGCTTCACGCTCCCGCCGGCGCCAATACTCCGCAGCGGTCAACCACCGTTCCATGACGATTCCCGCTGCGGCATTGCCTCGCGGATGCACTCCAGAGCGTAGGCGATACGCTCCAGCAACTTCGCGACCGTTTCGGCATCCGCCTGCGGCCTAGGATGCGTGTAATCCGGCGCGGGCTGCGGCGTTTCCGACACGATAGAGCGCCGCCGCTCCTCAATCAGCAAATGAGCCTGCGCGGCATTGACGAATACCGGGCCGCCTTTATCGCGTGGCGTTCGCATTACCTTCACAGCATCGATTTTGCCGTTTTGGTAAGCGTTCAAAATCAAGTTGTATTCAGCGCTAGCCCAGTTGTTTGGCGAATCGTCACTAATAAACGAAGTTAAAGCAACGAATCCATCCGGCATATTTTGCGCACTGCCGGCTACCGTCTGTTTGCAACTCATTCGATTTCATTCCTTTCCGTTTGTTGAACTTCGATCACAACTCCACCGAACCGATAGGCATAAATCGTCTGACCGTTCCGCCGCTTGAAGTGCAACGTGTACGCATACAGCCGCCCGTGATGCGGAACGCGAACGTGCTTCGGGAACTTATCAATCGCGTGGCCTTCGAACGCGGCCCCGCAAGCGGGGCCGCCCCAAAAGGTTGCCGGCGGCAATGGCTTAGAAGGGGATATCATCGGCGCCCCCTGCGGCCTTCGCCGCCTTGTTGGTTTTCATGGGGGCAATCTTCGCGGCAGGCTTCGGCGCCGGGGCTGGCGCTGCGGGCTTCGCCGCTTCGGGGACGATCCAACGCCGAACGCTCGCGCGAGTCTCGCCGGCCTTCGGGCCGTTTTGGACGATGTATTGCGACGTTTCGACCGAGCATTCCCGGCCGATCAACGTCGTTTCGTCCCAATCAGCGCGGCCGCGTTCCGGCGGCGCCACGCCGCAAGCGCGGGCAATCACCGAGATACGATTGATTTGATTGCAGGGGACGGTGACGAAAACGCGCTTACGTTCGCCGCCTTCCTCGCAGTCCAACCAGATCGAAAGACAATCGCCGCTAGGGTTATCCGGCGCCACGCGCCAACCGTTTTCAACGGTGACGCGATCGATCACGCCTTTGTGGATTCCTTCCGAAAGCGGCTCCCGCGATGGCGGGGCCGCGGCTTCGTTCATCTGATCCGCCGGAAACTGATCCCAATCGATATTCATGTTCGTACCTCTGGTGAGTGTCCATCGTTCCCAACGCGAACCACTCGCGCCGATTCCAAATCCGCTTTTTCCTCCAGCCCTGCCGCATGGCCTAGCGCGTAAGCCATGCCAAGCGCGGTAAGCCCGCTGATCGCGTTTTCCTCAACCATGCGGGTTAGTTCCCCGATCGACCGCGGCCCTTTGTGGTCGCCGTCTAGATATGCTGCCGTCATGCCGTCACCATTCCGGCGATTTCATTTCGCCGCCTTTCGATAGCGCCCTCGATAGTCACCGCTTCCGCCGCGGTCAGTTCGCCGGCATCACGCTTGCCGGCAACCTTTGGCGCGAGCCGATCCAACTGGGATTCGGTCGCAACTGCGATCCGCTCTAGCGTTGCCGCGAGAGAATCAGACGGCGTGGCAACCGGCTGGCCGGCAGCCTCAAACACGGGCGCGAGCGATTCAATCGCCATCGGCATTTCCGCCGGCAGCCCGTATCTGTTTTTGGCGTCGAATGCCGCGGAGCGTTCCGCGAACATGATTCGTTCGCGGCCACCTAAACCTTTTTTCTTGCCGTCGCCGCCTTCAATCAGCCGCATTTTGTAGGTACAGAAAAGCAAAAGGTCTGCCCACTCTTTGTATAAGGGGGCCGTCTGCTTAACTAGTTTCAGTTCGTACCGATCAAAGCCGTCTGATTGATCCGGCGGCGATACTCGCTTTACGGCAGCGTGAGCGATGAAAACGACATTCAGCCCGCGGGCTATCAACTGATCCGCCAACGCGAGGAAACGCGAAGTTCGTTCCGCGACCGCCGTATAGCCTTTGCCAAATCCGAAATCCTCAATCGATTTCTTTCCGGCATCCGCGGCAACGCGGTCGATCATCGATCGCTCTGCCCAATCGATCGAATCAATGACGATCGTTTCGAATCCCTCCGCATCGCGAACTAGGTCATTCAGCACCGCCACCAGCGCCATGAAATCGGGGCAGGGGATGCGGGCAACGTCTAGCCGTTTACTGCCGCCCTCAGTGTCGAGAATCAAAGCGCCGGGAAACTGCGCGGCCAGTGTTGTTTTCCCAACGCCTTCCGTTCCATAGGCAACGATACGGGCTGCCGCCTTTTGAACTCCGCGGATTATCTGTAGCGCCATTTCAAGAATCCTTTCCTTTTGGGGAATCAACCGAACCATCTAGAACCGTGTCCGATTGGTCGCGTTGCATCGCGCGCCAGACTTCGCGCCGATAAATGCGAACGTTTGCCGGCGCATCGACGCCGATCCGAACTGTGTCGCCATCGATATCCATAACGACGATTTCGATATCCAGCGCGGGGATAACGATGCAATCGCCCGCCTTCCTCCGTAGCCAAAGCATTTTCCGAATCCTTTCGTTAGGCGGGCGGCATTCCGTTGCCGCCCGCCGGCTAGCATCCCTGCCGCCGTTGGCGATCCATCGGCGGCGCGATATCCGTATCGCCCGCCACGAACAAACTTTGAAAACGCTCGACGCGGAGCGCGAGCGCGGCAACCTTTTCGGGGCTGCCGGGGGCCGCGGCCACGGGCGCCGCATCGTCCATATCGTTTTCGATTTGCAGGCGAACCGCTTCCAGTTCGCCGGCCGCAAACCCGATCGCGTCTAGCAGGATCGTCCGATCGCCGGCCAGCGCCCGCGCCCGCCACTGATCGCCAGCGATCACGTTCGCCCGCGCCTCACCGTATAGGCGAACGACGTTGCATAGGTGCGCGTGTACGCGGGTGACGCGGCGCAGCCAACGCGAGAGTCGAGGCGGCAGGCCAGCGGCAATCCGCGTTCGCCGCCTCACCGGGTGAGCGTTGCCGCCGCTTTCCAATCGGCCTCCGACCACCCCGCGCGAATCCTCGCGCATTCCTCCGCGATCAGTTCCGGCGTGGGGTTCCACTCTGGCCGCCGCCCCCACTTTGCGATTTCGCGTACCTCGCGTTCGTGGATTCGAAGATGCCGCGCGACCTGCGCGGCCGTTACGCCCCCGGCTAGCCATTTTCTGATCCGCTTTCGAAGCATTGAAAACGATTCCATCGCGATCCCCGTACCCCGGCCATAGCCGCAGTTGCGTTGCCATGTATGGGGTTCCTGATTTCTGCCCACGCGGTTTTGCCGCGCACAAGACGGGCCGCCGCGGCTCGTCGTGGGGGGATATTAAGGCGACCGATTTTCTCCCGTCAAGGGCAGATTTTCGGGAAACTTACAAACCACCAACGTAGGGAAACGGCGGGGTTTATGCAGCCTGTCGCGCGGATGATTGCGGGCGATTGCGTAGAAGGAATGGCAACGCTGCCGGATGGCGCGGCTCATTGCGTCATCACTTCGCCGCCCTACTGGGGGCTTCGCGACTACGGCCACGCGGGGCAGATCGGCCTAGAAAAATCGGCGGCCCATTACGTTTCGCGAATGGTGGAAGTGTTCGCGGAGGTTCGCCGCGTGTTGCGGGACGATGGAACGCTATGGCTGAATCTTGGCGACTCCTACCACCGTGGGCAGTTGGCGGGCATCCCGTGGCGAGTGGCGTTCGCGTTGCAGGAAAGCGGCTGGCGGCTGCGGCAGGAAATCATTTGGGCGAAGCCCTCGCCCATGCCGTCAAGCGTGCGCGACCGATGTACCACGGCTCATGAGTCGCTATTTCTGTTCGCGAAATCGCCGCGGTATTTCTTTGACGCGGCTGCCATTGGCGAACCGTATGCCGAAGGAATCGGGCGCGATCGGCTGGCCTGCCCAAAAGCCGGCAAGGGCAGGGGGTCGAATGAGGGAACGCGAATGCGTTCCGCCTTCTACGCGCGAGGCTGGCGGAATCGTCGATCGGTTTGGACGATCGCCAGCCAAAACTACCGCGGGGCGCATTTCGCGGTGATGCCCGCGCCGCTGGTAGCGCCGTGCATTCTCGCCGGAACTCCCGCGGGCGGATGCTGCGGCGATTGCGGTTC